TGGTGATCTGATGCCTTGATCCAAAGCTCACCGTCAATTTCTTTTGCTTCGATGTTCATCTGCGACTCTTCTTCATCTTTGGCATTTCTACCGTTACCTTGCGAGGATTGATGCCCTCAAAAGCCCCAACTCGGGCTGCCAGTGAGGGGTAAGGCTCTACGCCTGTCTTGCGCTTGTCGTTGAGGACTCTAGAGGCCTGATAAGAGCGTTTCCTATCAGTCTCTAGATCTCTGAACGACAGTTGCGCCTTGTAGTCTTTGTCGAATGGGTTCATAAAAGGTGGCCTACTCGCTGCGTCTGTGCTTTGCTTGGAAGCCGAGCACTTGGATCGTCGCTAGAGCACAGCATCCGCTTTCGGCCATTGATCAGAAACAGTTGGTTGTACAGTTGCCGAAATAACAGCAGGTAGTACATGTAACCATACGTCCATTCATTGTGTAGGTATGGGTAGAACAAGATGCCCAGGCTCCGGTGGTCACCAGGGCGATTCCAATGGCTGCAAAAAACTTCTTCATGCTGTCACCTCTTTAACTTTGGCTTGGGTTTGTTCCAGGGCTTCGATCAACTCTTCAACTTGTCCTTGATCAAGAGAGATGTTCATGCTGCCATTGAGTGCGTAGATGGACAGCAGGATCTTGTTTTGCAGCAAGGACACGAAGACGTTTTGCTCTCCGTTTTTGACTTTGATTTGCATCGTGTGATGGTTCATGATTTCTCCAGTGTGTAGTACCAGTATGGGCCTTTGCGTTGACAGGCAATGTTGATGCCGTTTTGTCTCAACTCTGAGATGATTGAGTTGACAGCGCAGACATTCGCATGTCTGATGATGTCTAGAGTGCTGAATTCGCCTCCAACTTCAAGCAACTTCAACACCCTGTTCAGCCGATCACTTTTATCGAGTCGGGCGCTGTTCATGTTCAGAACGGCACATCTTCATCGAAATCGGGCTTGGCTTGCCGCACTGGCTTGCGCTCCTGGCCCTCTTCCTTCTTCGGGTCGTTCAGGTAGGCCCAGCCATCCCAGCCACCCTCTTTGAGCGGGATCGTGTCCAGCTTGAGCATTGCACCGTTCTTGGTGTCAATGATGCTGCCAATGCGGGTGTACCGCTTCTTGACCTCACCCTGGGCATTCTTGTACTCGCCAGTAACGCAGGAAATCTCTTTCAGCACTTTGCTCATTTCATTCTCCAATCTTCTGTTTCAACGCTTGCACTTTTTCATCCACTTCAGCCAGGAACTTCTTGACCTCAGTTTCAGCCTCTTCAATCCACCTGTCATCCCTATTTACCCTAGCAATAAATAGTTGGGCTTTCGGTGGAAACCGTGGGTCAAAAACAACATAGTCACACCAGGGTCGGTCAGCGCAGCGCATTTGCCATTGCATCTGAGCGTAATACTGTGCAGACACCGGGTTCTTTGACAGTAGCACTTCTAGGAATGTCTTGGACTCCGGGCACTTGATCTCAACCAAGCCACCCTCTACAAGGCCATCAGGAGACGCTCCAGCCATCGCAATGGTCGGGTGAGGGATAAACCCCACTTCTTCCACCAGAACGCCCCTATAGGCCTCGTATGCAGCCCTCGCGAACTGCTCTTGCTCAATGCCCCACTGGAGGGAAGAATTGGTGTAGCCCTCTGCCCGATTGCCAGTGATCCGCTCCAGGACTAGCTGAGTCATGTAATGGCCGCGATCAGCACCATATCCGGTTTTGGTCTTCGCTAGAACTTTGTGCAAATTGCTGGCGGTGACTTTACCCAGACGCTGCTGGAACCACTCGTCGGTGCGCTGCTCATCCACGGTAACTCCTTACTTTTAACATTTCGTCTGCCATCTCATAAGCCACTTCAGCAATGTCAATTTCGTGTTCTGCCCAATCAGGCAAACCGCCCCCTGATTTACTCCAAATACCCTGCAAAACTTGAGCCGCAAAGTAATCGCGCATGGTCATGCTGTTGGCATAGCCGCCGTATTTGGACAGCCATGTGTCATAAGTTTCAATTGTGTTGGTGTCTTTCATGCTACTTTCTCCTGCTTGGCACGAGCGATCCTGGCTGCTTTGGCCTCGATCACCTTCTTGATGGATTCCTGGTGGCCTTGGCAAGCCTCGTAGGCCTGTTTGTAGACCGTCTGAAGCTCTTCCCCGGTCACAGTGGCCTCGATAGCTGCAAGCCAATCTGTAATGTCAGGCGCATCACCCTCGGGCAGATCTTCCCCGGCGTAGATGTAAAGACCCAAGCCATGTAAGCTAAGAGCTTTAGTCATGCAGCGCATGATGGCCGTATTGACCGCAAACGCATCTGGGTTAGGGATAGCCTTGTTTCGGTGATCCATAACCGGAAGCTGGCAGGTCATGGGCTTACCAAAGATCGTTACTGTGACCCAGACCAGAGCAGTGCCTCCTGGCAGGGTCATGAACGGCTCTTCTGTGTACTGATCTCGCTTGAACGTCTCCACCTTGAAGGTGGCGGTTGGATCAGCCTTCAGTGCTTCTGCCCAGGCCCATGCCCACGATAAGTAGGTCAGGTTGGACTTCTTCTCGGTATGCTCGTTGACGTTAGTCTTGAGCAGATTCTCGATACTCATCTTCTCTCCTTAAAGACCGCTGCGGGATGCTGCGGCATGGGGTGGATTGTACAGTTCTCTTAACGCCACACAAGACTTTTTCATAGGGACTTACCCTAACCCGTGGCCAGTGAATGTAGAGTACACTGTACGGATGACCAAAGAAGAGGCGATCAAACGGGCGGGTTCGCAGGCTGCACTGGCGCGGATACTGGGCGTGTCCAGGGGCGCAGTGAACCAGTGGAAGCAGATGCCACAGGGCCGCGTCTATCAGCTAATGGTCATCAAACCCGAGTGGTTTGTAGGGGCTTGACAAGTCCACAGAAATCCTAGACACTGCAATTGTTGTCGTCGCGGACAGCAAGTAAGGCCGTTTAAGTCTACCTCCGGCCCCGGAACTTCCCCGGGGTTCCGCGATCGGGGGTAGAACTTAAGCGGCTTTTTTGTTTTCTGCTCGACATCCGTACTCCACACGATAGCAAGACTTCAACCTGAGGGCGTGGAAGAAAAGGGTAGCCGGTATGCCGAAAGGCTAGGGGGCAGTTCCCGAATAATCCGGTGGGCTGGTCGAATCGTCAAGCCTGGGGCATACGGTTTTAATCCGTAGCATGACGATCCCTTCAATGGGGGGTGAACCTAACTCGTCCTTCCTCACACCTGTGGGGTAGGGGGGTCTTTTGGGTGAACCATATGAATTATGGTGTTTATGATTCAACGACAAGGAGGCTTAATGTTTGAGAGTGGATTCGACCGATTCTGGGCAGCATGGCCAAAGTCATTCAGAAAAGGCGGCAAAGCAGCCTGCCTAGCCAAGTGGAAGAAGACCTATTGTGAGACGTGTGCAGATCAGATCATCAAACACGTTGAGTGGATGAAAACAACCGATCAGTGGCGAAAAGACAACGGTGCATTCATCCCAGCACCACTTGTTTACTTAAATCAGCAGCGTTGGGATGGGGCTGAGATTCCAGAAATCAAAAAGCCCCTCACAATGGAGCAAGAGTACCAACAGCGTATTGCCAACACAGTCCCGATGCCTGACCACATCCGGGAGCGGCTGGCTCAGATCAGGCGGGGCGTATGAGCGCAAACCAAACCCAGGTCGGAGGCACACACTACACGGCCAAAGCGATCCAGCCTTGGGAGGCAATGCAGGCCTGGATGACCGAGGAGGAGTTTTCGGGATTCCTGCGCGGCAATGCCATCAAGTATTTGGTTCGGTACAAGGACAAGGGCGGCGTAGAAGACCTACGCAAGGCCCGGCACTACTTGGATAAACTCATTGAGATGAACGTAAAACCATGACCCATGAGCAAGCCCAAAAAATCCTTGACAAAGTCCGCGAGGGTGTTGCCTACCCGGCCAGTATTGTGGATTTCGCCCTATTCCTCACCGGAGACCTTGATGCACATGAGGCGCACGGAAGCCAGGGAATGGGTGGAGCGGTACAAACGCAAGGCCCGGCAAGTTGGGGCAGAGCAGGCCAGGATTTGGTGGAGCGTAATTATCTCGGCCATTGAGCGCAAACGGGGCCTGGATGCTGCAACCGAACTACGGCGGCTGATGAACGAGGAGCGTAAAAAGTGACTTTCATGGTTCAGTTCCCGATTGACGCAACCCCAGTACCAAAGGGCAGGCCAAAGTTTTCCAAGATCGGTGGCTTTGTCCGAACCTACACGCCCAGGAAAACCAGCGACTATGAAACGATAGTCCGGGCAACCGCCAAGCAGGCAATGGGGCCAACTGAAGTGCTAGAAACGCCCGTGGCAGTCTATCTGTACATTAGGCTACCTATCCCTAAGTCCTACCCTAAAAAGCGCCTGGAGGCCTGTTTAAGGGGCTTGGAGAGGCCAACCAAGAAACCCGATATCGACAACCTTGCCAAATCGGTGCTGGATGGGCTGAATGGGGTAGTTTATGTTGATGATGGCCAAATCGTGAGCCTCCATGTGACCAAGGTCTACTCATCCGCGCCTGGGGTTGATGTGCTAATCAAGGAAGAGTTGCCATGAACCATGTAGCAAATTGGAAACATCAATACCTAAAGCCTGGGCAGATAACCGCCGTCTACCCTGTCACTGGTGAGCCATTTATCGGCAGGGTTGATCGCGTGCGGAAAAACAAGTACGGGCGCGTTTCCTATGAAGTAAACGGGCGCATGGTGATGGCTGAGGAATTGTTCCCGGGTCAACAGCAGGAAAAGCTCAAGATACCTTACACGGCAAACTTGTAAACAGCCTATCAACAAAAACGGCCCCGTAGGGCCATTCTTACCGCTTGCCTAGGATGATCCTAAGCAGCAGCGCTAGTCCAGCATAGAGCATGCAGCCACCTCAATTTGTTCGATGATTTGAGGGTCTAGGACAGGCAGGATATCCAGCCCGTGTACCTTTGCTGACATTAGGTAGGCTACTGGAGGCCATGCTGGGCCACAAGTTGGTGACTCTGGATCAGTGTTTGCGGGTTCGCCTGGGTCATATTCCAATTCGCAATCTAGTTCGATTCCTGACCCTGCGGAATAGGTGTGCTGAATGGTTCGCACTTCAGGCCCTCCAGACGAGCAGGTCGGCAAACAACACGGCAATGGCCAGCAAGTAGACGATTCCGAGAATGATTCTTTGAGCCATAGTGTCCTCCATTAGTGCAAAGCATACGAAACGATACCATCCGTCCAGCACAGACGGCAATCCCGGCATTCCCCATTTTGAGCGGGTGCATTGCAGGATTGGCCATGTACCGGCTTGCCTGATGTATGCACATTGGATGCAGTGATTCCAGGGATGCCCTGCAAACTAGCAGGCAGTTTTACAGGCTGATCTGGATACATGGCTGACAGACGGATTGTCAGATTAGCAGGGATAGACCCATGCTTGGCAATGTAGTCCTTAACAATGCCATATTCCCGTGTGGGCAACCAATGCTGGCAATCGGGTGTTGCATTGCAGACGCTAGCGATTAGTTCCAGATGAGCCAGACCCTGGATGTCTCCGCTATCGTGCCAGCGAAAATATGAATCATGGCCAATGTGAGCCACCATGCCAGACACCCAGGCTTCAGCATGGTCTGTGCTATCCATTGCGAGCCAGACGCTATCCAGACGGGCAAATTGGGCAGGCTTGATCGTCTTAGCGTACATGGCATAGTTGCCCTTGTCCGCGTAGCAGTTGGCACAGATTGAGCCTGCTATCTTGGCCATGCGGAACCCTGTTTGGCAGGATTCAGTAGGCAGGGAGAATGAGCGGCATGGCATTTTGGTTGTCTGGGTGACAGACCCGCAGACCGCAGTAGCAGCTGCTTTAGTGATCGGAATGATTCGCATACGAAATGCTCCAAATAGACCCCGAAGGGCATTAGTGCAACAGCGCACCACATAGCACCCAGTGGATGCTATAGGGTAGGCTGTTAGGCTGATTCAAAAATGAAGTGTGATGGATAGTAGCCAGCCAGGGCTTGACGACTGGGCGTCCAAAACTGGGCTACTTTGGCAAGCTCGCGCACTTTCTCAGCGCCGACTCTGTAGGCTTTGCCCTGATAGACTTTGGGCTTAGTCAGTTTCTTATCGAAGCAGTCAGCCCCGACAATCGAGCCGTCCCCAAGTCGGACGCAGTGCTTGAGGGCACGGCCGCAGTGCTGGCAATAGCCCTCTTGTTCATACCCGACAATTGCGATTGTTGTCATGATGTTTCCTTAATAGACCCTGAGGGATTGAGTGCCCCGAAGGGCACGGGATTGATTAGGCTGAGTGACGCTCCAGGTAAGAGACCAGTTTCTCTGCCGTCTCAAAATCGTCACGCTTGTCACCCCAGGCGACAACATGGACACCACGCTTGGTAGTGCCAAAGTAGCGCCCAATGTCCGAACCATTGGTGACATAGTCCATAGGCTTGACGAAATAGGCCAGGGCCTTGGCGCTGAGTGTGGTGATGTTTTGCATGATGCTTCCTTAAGAGACCCCGTGCGATGTGCTAGGGCATGAGGGTATTGTATAGGCATCTGAACACCTGGGAATAGGGACAAACCCTAATTGACCACTAGGGGAAACCCTTAGAATCCAGGGCCTGAACAATCAACAATGTGAGCAAACGCTAATGGCCAGACCATGCCGTCAGGACACCCGGATTTTCCACAGGCCAATCACGCCCGAACAAAGGGAAATCCTACTAGATGCCGGTGATGGTGACATCACTGTAGGCTTCAACGAATGCCTGGAATTGTGGCGGTCAATCCACCCGCTCAATGGTCGCTTCGCTTCGAATGTTTCACATGAAACACCGACAAGGGCAAGCAAGGGCAAGACCCCTGGGAAGTCCACAGGAAAAGCACCATCCTCGTCCCTCACCCTCGCTGATTCATAGGTGAAACAATGCATCTTACGCATAACCTCATGCGTCTGTTGCATCAGGGTTTACCCTACTATCGTTTACCCTATTAGTGTTTACCCTATCAGTAGAAACCCTATGAGGGTTTACCCTGTGCGGGTTTGCCCGGATGTGTGATAGGGGGGGGAGGGTCGGGCGGCTGTGTAAAAATTTTGTGGTGCCCCACCCCCTCCGAAAAAGTGGATTTAGCCTAACAGCGTGACGACAACGCCTGCTAAAAAAAAAGAGAGGAGAAAGAGTAGAGACCCGTAGATGGGTAGTCCTCTTGAAGAGGGAGCCTCTCGTTTATCTAGACTATGCCTGATGGCACCTGAGTTACGTTGCCCCGTTCACCTGACCTGCGGTGTCTCACGACATTGGCAGGGGGCTACTAGAAACTCACCCAGTTCGTCACGTTTATCCTACTTGGTCGGCTCAACCGCATAGAGGGGTGGGTCATGCCCCCGTGAACTCACTATATCATGGTTTACCCTATTCTCGTAAACGCTAGTTTCCTATACAATGGCTTATGGCTTACAGAACACCTGCTGTTTTACCCAAGACTGAGTACCAGCGGCTCAAAGAGCTAAAGAAGATGTTGGTGGAGTCCAAGGGCGAGGCTGTTGTCAAGAAGGTCATTGACATCGCCATGAACGACGATCACCCCCAACAGATGGTTGCACTTAAGATGTGCATGGAAAGAGCGTTGCCGGTCAGCCTGTTTGAGAAGACCAGCGCCCAGCGTAGTGCTGTCAACATCACCATCTCTGGCATCGGTGTCCAGGTTGGTGAAACCATCGAGGCTGAGGACGTAGAACCCAAATATGAGTGACCTGAACTTCTCACTACTGCCCTGGCAGCAAGAGGTTTACGCAGACCCGACCCGCTTTAAGGTGATCGCTGCTGGCCGTAGGTGTGGGAAGTCCAGGCTGGCCGCTACCATGCTGATCATCGAGGGGCTGCGGTGTCCCCAGGGTTCAGCGGTGCTGTACGTTAGTCCCACTATGGGACAGTCGCGCCAGATTGTCTGGGACTTGCTGCTGGAACTTGGCAGGGAGGTGATCCAGACCTCCAACGTCAACAACCTGGACATTACCCTGATAAACGGGGCCAGAATCTACGTCCGTGGCTCTGATCGTCCTGACACACTGCGAGGCGTGTCTCTGACGTTCGCGGTGCTGGACGAGGTTGCAGACATCAAGCCCCAAGCCTGGGAGCAGGTTATCCGCGCTTCTCTGTCCGACAAGAAGGGCAAGGCTATCTTCATTGGAACGCCAAAGGGCAGGAACTGGTTTCACGACCTGTGGAAGCTGGGCCAGGATGGCGATGACAAGGATTGGAAGTCCTGGCACTTCACGACCAAAGACAACCCGCTGATAGATCCGGACGAGATCGAGTCTGCCAAGAAAACGCTGTCCAGCTTCGCTTTTAAGCAGGAATACATGGCCAGCTTCTCCAATGCTGGATCGGATGTCTTCAAGGAAGAGTGGATCAAATATGGCGAAGAACCGCCTTATGGCTCTTATTTTGTGGCTGTGGATCTGGCTGGCTTCGAGGAAGTGGCCAAACAGGCTGCAAACTCCAAAAAACGGCTAGATGAGTCGGCCATTGCGGTAGTCAAGGTCACGGATGAGGGCAAATGGTTCGTCCAGGAGATCGACCACGGCAGGTGGGATATCCGGGAAACAGCCACTAAGATTCTGACCAAGATGCGGGATTACCGGCCATTGAGTGTCGGAATTGAGCGGGGGGCGCTAAAGAACGCGGTTTTGCCGTATTTGAGCGATCTCATGAGGAAAAACAACGTGTTTTCGCACATCGTTGATTTAACTCACGGAAATCGCAAGAAAACGGATAGAATCGTGTGGGCATTGCAAGGCCGGTTTGAACACGGCAGAATAGTGCTAAACAGCGAAGAGAATTGGGACGACTTTGTTGACCAACTTCTGATGTTTCCCGCGCAAGGGGTACACGATGATCTGCCAGATGCACTCAGCTATATCGACCAGTTGGCTGTGACAAGCTACTTTGAAGAGGCTGATGATGGCTGGGAGCCTATCGACGTAATATCAGGAGTCTAGTATGGATCAAAATGAGTTCTACGAGCCGACAGAGAACGACAAAGAACTGACGGCGTTTGTCGTAGATCACTGTGATCGGTGGCGCGACTACCGAAACACCAACTTTCTAGACTCTTGGCTGGAATACGAGCGCATCTTCCGTGGCGAGTGGGCCGCTGAAGACAAGGTTCGTGACTCCGAGCGTTCCCGCATCGTCACTCCAGCTACCCAACAAGCCGTCGAAACCCGCCATGCCGAGATCATGGAGGCCATTTTTGGCCAGGGCGAGTTCTTTGACATCCAAGATGATCTCAGGGATGTGAATGGCAATCCTCTCGATGTGTCTATCCTCAAGGCACAGCTCATGGAGGACTTCAAGCAGGACAAGATCCGCAAGTCTATCGACCAGATTGAGTTGATGGCAGAGATCTACGGCACTGGCATTGGCGAAATCATCGTCAAGACCGAGAAAATCTTTGAGCCAGCAACCCAGCCCATCCCTGGTCAGCCTGGGCAAGCCGCCATCGGTGTGATTGAAAAGAACCGCATGGCTGTCAAGCTCAATCCGGTCAACCCGAAAAACTTCCTGTTTGACCCCAACGGCACCTCTATTGACGACTGCATGGGCGTGGCCATCGAAAAGTATGTCTCAATCCACAAAGTCGTCGAAGGAATCGAAAAAGGAATCTACAAGAAGGTCAACATCGGGACTACCTACGAGGATTCCGATCTTGAGCCGACTCAAGAGCCTAGCCAGTACCAAGACGAGAAGGTTCTGCTGCTGACATACTATGGTCTCGTGCCGCGTGAATACCTTCAGGAGAAGGACACCGAGACAGTTGTGCTGTTTCCTGACGATTCCGTGGCTGAAGACTACACGGATATGGTCGAGGCTATTGTGGTTATCGCCAACGGTTCGATGCTTCTGAAGGCAGAAGAGAACCCGTACATGATGAAGGATCGTCCGGTCATCTCGTACCAAGACGACACCGTGCCGAACCGCTTGCTGGGCCGTGGGACTGTTGAAAAGTCCTACAACATGCAGAAGGCTATCGATGCCCAGATCCGTTCGCACCTGGATTCTCTGGCTCTGACGACTGCTCCGATGATGGGCATGGATGCTACGCGCCTGCCGAGGGGTGCTAGGTTTGAAGTAAAACCCGGTAAAGCGTTCATGGTCAACGGTAACCCTGCCGAGATCCTGTATCCCTTCAAGTTTGGCCAGAACAGCCCTGATAACCTGCGTACCGCCCAAGAATTTGAGCGTATGTTGCTGCAAGCAACGGGCACTCTAGACAGCCAGGGCATGGTCACGAACGGTGCGCGTGATGGGCAGGCAATGTCCACTGCCGTTGCAACAATCATCAAGAAGTACAAGCGCACTCTGGTGAACTTCCAAGAAGATTTCTTGATCCCGTTCATCCAGAAGGCGGCGTTTAGGTACATGCAGTTCGATTCTGAGCGGTATCCGAGCGTGGATATGAAGTTCATCCCGACTGCAACCTTGGGCATCATTGCTCGTGAGTACGAGCAGCAGCAATTCATCGGTCTGCTGCAGACTCTGGGGCCGAATACGCCGGTTCTGCCGCTGATTTTGAAGGGCATCTTGAACAACTCCAGCCTGTCGAACAGGTACGAGTTGATTGCAGCCCTTGATCAGATGTCGCAGCCCGATCCAGAAGCCCAGCAAATGGCTATGGCGGCACGGCAGTTGGAGTTGCAAGCGGCTCAGGCTCAGATCGCTGACAAAACGACCCAGGCCGAGAAGAATCGTGCTGAAGCGCAGAAATTGCTCACTGAAGCGCAACTTATGCCGCAAGAGGTACAGGCCAAAGTCATCGCTTCGACTACTACGAACCTGCCGCAAGGTCAAGAGGCTAGCGAGTTTGACAAGCGGGTTAAGATTGCCGAGTTGATGCTCAAAGAGGCAGACATCAAAAACAAGTCTAAGATCGTCGAACTCCAGATGGCCGAGAAAAAGAACAAGGTAACCGGCATGGAAGAAGACTTCTTGGAAGAATTGTCCAGGGAGTTGAGCAATGGACGTTGAAAGCCTCGCCAAACAACTGATTCTCAAGGGGATGACGGAGGAACAGCAGAAGGCTGTTCTGATGTCTATCCGCGAATCTGTCCAGAAGACGCGGGAGCTACAGAAACAGAAGGTTGGCGAGAACGCTCAACTGGTCATTCAGGCTCTCAAGAAGATCGAGTCTGATATACGCGATAGATACGATGACATTGGCAACAAGATCGAGTCTCGCGTTAGGTCTATCAAGGACGGCAAAGACGGGAAAGACGGCAGGAACGGCGCTAATGGCCGGGATGGCCGCGATGGCTCTATGGGGCCAATGGGTCCAAAGGGCAAAGACGGGCTGAATGGCCGTGATGGCAAAGACGGTGAAGATGGCGTATCAGTAACTGACGCGCACATCGACTTTGACGGTAGTCTGATCATTAGCCTATCTAGCGGCAGGACGATCAATGTGGGTGAGGTGGTTGCGCCTGATCTCGCTGAAAAGATCAAGGTGATTACCAATGGTGGCGGCACTAGCCAATCAGTGCTTGATACATTGGCAAGCCTCCAGACCCAAATCAACAACCTAATCCCCAGCCAAACTGGCCAAGCAGGCAAGTTCCTGACGACAAACGGCTCTGTGCTGTCTTGGGCATCGGTTGCTGGTGGCTTGAGCTACCAAGGCACTTGGAACGCATCGACGAACACGCCGACCCTAGCGTCTGGTGTTGGTACAAACGGCTACTACTACATCGTTGCGACGGCAGGATCGACGAACCTGGATGGCATCACTGATTGGCAGATCGGTGATTGGCTGATGTTCAATGGTACGGTCTGGCAGAAGATCGACCAATCCAATTTGGTGACCTCTGTCAACTCTCAAACTGGTGCTGTGGTGCTTACCACCACAAACATCAACGAGGGCACCAATCAATACTATCTGGACTCTCGTGCGCGTTCTGCTCTGAGTGCTGGCACAGGCATTAGCTACAGCACTTCGACGGGTGTGATCACCAATAGTGCACCGGATCAGACGGTTGCGCTTACTGCTGGCACTGGGATCAGCACATCTGGGACGTATCCCAACTTCACGATCACTAATTCGGATCGTGGCTCGTCTCAAAACATCTTTAAGAACGTAGCCGTTGCTGGGCAAAGCACTGTTGTTGCAGACACGAATGATGACACGCTGACGCTGGCCGCTAGCACCGGCATCACAATCACTACAAACGACAGCACAGACACGGTAACGATCACGAACAGTGCGCCAGATCAAACCGTTTCGCTGACCGGGGCTGGTACTACCAGCATCTCTGGGACATACCCTAACTTCACGGTCACATCAAACGATCAGTACGTTGGTACTGTCACTTCTGTTGGTGGCACTGGTACGGTAAATGGAATTACTTTGAGTGGCACGGTTACCTCTAGTGGTAACCTTACTCTTGGGGGCACTCTTTCTGGTGTGAGCCTAGCAACCCAAGTCACTGGCACACTGCCGATTGCCAATGGTGGTACAGGCCAGACAACTGCTAACGCTGCGTTCAACGCTCTTGTACCTAGCCAGTCATCTCAGTCTGGGAAGTTTCTCACTACAGATGGAACCAATACATCATGGGCCACTGCTAGTACAACGATCTCTAATGACACGAGCACTAGCAGTTTTCTCTATCCGTTGTTTTCAGCAGCTACTTCTGGCACGATCACAACAGCGTATACCAGCAATGCAAAATTGCTTTACAAACCAAGTACTGGAGAACTTGAATCATCTGTATTAGTTGCAGACAACGGCATTATGGTCAATAGCTCAACTATTTCTACGAGCTATACGATTGCCTCTGGTCAAAATGGTCTTAGCGCAGGAAACGTAACGATAGCTAGTGGCGTTACTGTCACCGTCTCATCTAACCAGAGATGGGTTGTGGTTTAAGTGGAGAGCATCGTGGAGCCAACAGAAATTGACCCAATCAAGTACGGTGTACTTTGGGAGCGTGTCCAGAACATGGACAAGAAGATCGACAAGATGGAAGGTCAGATAGAGGAGTTGCTCGCGCTCGCCAACAAGGGCAAAGGTGGTTTCTGGATGGGGATGACTATTGCCAGTTCAGTCGGTGCTGCTGTAGCATGGCTAGTAGGACACTTTAAAGGCGGCTGAAATGATTGATCCAATAACCGCACTCGCAGCCATCTCGTCAGCCGTTGAGCTTGTAAAAAAAGTCTCTGCAACTGTTGACGATGTGACATCGCTCGGGCCGGTGTTGGGCAAGTATTTTGATGCCAAAGCTGATGCGATTGAGGTCGTCCAAAAGTCTCAGCGTGGCGAGTTTAAGGGCAGCGCATTGGGCAAGGCTTTGGAGCTAGAAATGGCGCTTGAACAAGCTCGTGAGTTTGAAGAGCAGGTAAAGATGCTGTTCTTTCAGTCCAACAAAATGGACGTTTGGGCCAGAATTGCAGCCAGGGCGCAAAGGATGGAAGCAGATGCAGCGCACGCTGCTAGACGCAAAAAAGAGGCTGACAAACGCAAAAAAGAGGAAATGGACGAGCTTTTTATTATCATTGTCGGCCTATTGGTCGCCTTGGGATCGATTGCAGCCGTTATTTGGGCGCTTCTTGAAGGAATGAACCAGTGACTCCAGAGCTACAACGCTACTACGAAGACAGATTTGACCTGTTGTCACAGCCTGGATGGGCCGATTTGATGGAAGATGTTGACAATATGTTGGCATCTATGAACAATGTAAGTAGTATCCCTGACGAAAAGGCTTTACAATTTCGTAAAGGTGAGATTTCCATTCTTACTTGGCTAAAAACCTTGAAAAAGGTCAGCGAAGACGCATACGAGGACTTGAATGCGAAGAATGTATGAATTTGTCTGCGAATGCGGACAGCGCACTGAGAAGCTAGTTGGTTATGAGACAGCTACTGTTCAGTGTGGGTGTGGTGGCATCGCCCATCGCATCATGAGTGCTCCTAAATTCAAACTTGAAGGATGGTCTGGTGCTTTTCCGAGCGAACATGGTCGGTTTGAGCGCAAGCACATCGAAAAGTTGAATGCGGAGCGCAAAGCCAACTCATAAGTCATTGGACCGAGTTGAATCTCCTACAACCATTTTTGGCAGGAAAAAACATGCTGATTGACAAAGAACCTGACGAGCTAGGCGAACTTGAAGTCGAGGCGGCGAAGTCCGAACTCCCTGAAAAGTACAGGGACAAAAGTTTGGAAGAGATCATTCGGATGCACCAGGAGGCTGAAAAGCTGATTGGTAAACAGGCCCAAGAGGTCGGTGAGGTCCGAAAACTCGCAGATGAGCTTATAAAGCAGAACATCAGTTCTAAGCAACCAGCAAAACAGGAAGAACCTGAAGTAGACTTCTTTGAGAATCCTCAAAAGGCGGTTCAGGCAACCATAGAGAAGCATCCTGATGTCCTTGCTGCCCGTCAGGCCAGCATGGAGTTCAAGAGGCTGCAGATTCAGCAGAAGCTGACGCAAGAGCATCCCGACTACACACAAGTGGTTGGCGACTCGGAGTTCCAGAACTGGGTGAAAGGTTCATCTGTTCGTTTGGCGCTCTACGCGAAGGCCGATTCTGAGTTTGACTATGACTCTGCCAACGAACTGTTGTCGACCTTCAAGCAACTGCGCGGGGTGAAGTCCAAGCAAGCAGAGCAAGCAAGCGATGCAAGTAGGGCTAAATCAATGAAAGCCGCACAAGTTGATGTTGGTGGATCTGGAGAGAGTTCTAAGAGGGTTTATAGACGTGCCGACCTGATTCGGCTAAAAATGACGGACCCTGCTAGGTATGAGGCTTTGAGTGACGAGATCATGCAAGCCTATTCCGAGGGGCGAGTCAAGTAAACAACCTTTGTTTCTTGGAGATTTAACATGGCAAACACTGCTTTCGCACCGAACAATGCGGTTACCACCACTTCTGCAGCAAACTTCATCCCCGAAATTTGGAGTGATGAAATTGTTGCCGCCTTTAAAAAGAACCTCGTTCTGGCCAATCTGGTCAAGCGTATGTCTTTCAAAGGCAAGAAGGGTGACACCGTTAACATCCCGTCCCCCGCTCGTGGCACCGCCAACGCTAAGGTGGCTACCGATGCCGTTACTCTGATTGCAGAGAGCGACACCAATATTCAAGTGCTGATCAACAAGCACTTTGAGTACAGCCGCTTGATCGAGGACATCGTTGAAGTGCAAGCCCTGACCAGCCTGCGCGCTTTCTACACGGAAGACGCTGGTTACGCCCTGGCTCGTCGCATGGACACGGACCTGGTTCAGCTTGGTCGTTATTTTAACGGCGCAACCGTTGGCACGAACGACTACGCTACCAGCAACACCTCGACCAAGGCGTTCATCGGCTCTGATGGCACGACTGCTTACAACAGCACCTCGTCCAACGCTGCCGCTCTGACTGATGCTGCTATCCGTCGCACCATTCAGCGCCTGGATGACAACGACGTTCCCATGGACGGCCGTTTCTTCCTGATTCCCCCGTCGAGCCGCAACACCCTGATGGGTCTGGCCCGTTACACCGAGCAAGCATTCGTTGGCAACGGCGATGCTATCCGCAACGGTGAGATTGGCCAACTGTACGGCATGGCAGTGTTCTCTTCGTCGAACGCTGACTCTGGTGCCGGTAACTCTGGCAATGACCGTATCTGCCTGATGGGCCACCGCGATGCGATGGTTCTGGTTGAGCAGCTTGGCATCCGTTCGCAGACGCAGTACAAGCAAGAGTACCTGGGTACCCTGTTCACCGCTGACACGATCTACGGTGTGAAGGCTCTGCGTACCAACGCTACCAGCACTGCTGCTGACGCTTCCGCTGCTTTTGCCCTGGCTGTCCCGGCCTAATTGCAGTTGTCCCCTCCCCTTCGGGGGAGGGATCTTTTTCTTATAGGAGATTGAAATGGCTGCTGCAACCGCTGTTGTTTCCCGTCGTGGAAACGACCAATTCCGAGGCTTGTTCTCGGACACCTGGGAAGTGCAATGTACTCTTGACGCTGGCGCAGTTTCGGCTGGTGCTACCGACACGGATACGGTCACGGTTCCTGGTGTTGCACTGGGTGATATGGTTATCGGTTTTTCGCATGGCGTTAGCGAGGCTGGTCTGGTCAAACGGGCCTACGTTTCTGCTGCCAACACGGTGACTATCGTTACCTACAACCCGACTGCCGGTTCTGTGAATCTGGCATCAACCACTGTTACGCTCATTATCGGGCGCGCTGTGTAAGGACGGGGGGCCACAAGCCCCCTGTTTTCTTCGGAGGTGTAAATGGTTCCTCAGACTTTTCCCTCTAACAACGGGAAGATGGTTGTTTTCAAGATCACGACTCTTACAGGTCTGACTCGTTGGTCCGATTACATCCCCGTCAAAACTGCTGGTTCTCCTGGAATTCTCAATTCCTATGATGGGAACATTGACGCAGACATCCTTGGGTCAACCACTGGCAAGAAAGCCTGGATTGACTACATCCCTGTTTACGAAGACGCATCAGCAACCAAAGCATGGCTTGTGAGTGCTGATGGGTACATCCCTATCTACGGATAAGACAATGGCAACCTATCGTTGTTTGGCAAGTGGCAATACGGTTTCGTTCACTTACACGCACGACATTGAATCCATGAAAGGTCACGCTGGCTACATTCAGATTGATGAGCCAGAGCCTCAACAGGAAGAAAGCCGTCCTCTTCCTATGACTGCCCCTGTGGTGGCCAAAAAGCCCGGACGACCACCTAAACAGCAAAAAGGCACCTAGTATGGGAATGCTCTCAGGGCTTGTGTGCCCAATCGCTACACAAGACGTTCATGTCAACCTCAAGAACCGCAATCATGCGTTCAAAGAGTACGGCTATGGACCGCCGAACCCTGACGAGCCAAACACCGCTTTTTGGCTGAAAAAAGCTAAGATGTACAACGCACCTACTGACGCGATCAAAGGGATGCGGTGTGGCAATTGTGCGGCTTTTATCCAAACTCCAAAGATGATGGAATGCATCATTAAGGGCTTGGAAAATGACGATAGTCAATACGACAATGAGGACGAGATCGAGGACGAGATCGAAGACGAGATCGAGTACGAAGTTGAAAACGAGACTGAGTACGAGAATGAGAATGAGTTGTCCTATGACAAGAAGTTTGTCAAGGCGGCAGATTTAGGTTATTGCGACCTATTTCACTTCACTTGTGCAGCGGCCCGTACTTGTGATGCTTGGAAGTCTGGTGGGCCTATCACAAAGGATTGATCATGTACGGCAAAATGTCTGCTCCCAAAATGGGTAAGAAAGAGTCTAAGTCTTCTGGCGCAAAGAAGGCTATGCCTGTGGCCATCATGGTGGCTGTTGGTAAGCCTAAACCGCTGCCCAAGCGTGGTCAACGTGCAATGACCAACAAGATGAGCCGTGGCAAATGAAAACCAAAGCTGAAAAGAAGATCAGCAAGGTTATGCGAGAGTACAAGGCTGGCAAGCTGCACTCTGGGTCTAAGAAAGGCCCAGAAGTGACCTCTCGCAAGCAAGCCATTGCCATTGCATTGTCTGAGGCCGGGAAGTCCCGGAAGAAGAAGTGAAATCCAAAGTCAACGCTGCCAAGAATTACACGAAACCTGCCATGCGAAAGGCTCTTTTTGAGCGGATCAAAGGGCAGGCTATTCAAGGCACGGCGGCTGGTGAATGGAGTGCCCGTAAGGCCCAGTTGTTGGCCAAGGAGTACAAAGCCAAGGGTGGGGGGTACAAGTGAAAGCCACTCAGAAATCCCTCAAAGATTGGACAGCGCAGAAATGGCGTACCAAGTCTGGTAAGCCATCTAGTGTTACGGGTGAGCGTTATTTGCCAGAAAAGGCTATTAAAGCGTTGACTCCTGCCGAGTACGCTGCCACCACTAAGGCTAAACGTGCTGGCAAGGCATCTGGAAAGCAATTCGTTGCTCAGCCAAAGAAGATTGCTCAAAAGACGGCGAGGTATCGATGAAAACCGCTGCTTGGACTAGGAAAGAAGGTAAAAATCCTGCTGGTGGGCTTAACGCCAAAGGCAGAAAGTCCTATAATGAGTCTACAGGCGGGAACCTAAAACCTCCCGTCAAATCAGGCGATAACCCACGAAGGGCCTCCTTCCTAGCGCGTATGGGCAATATGCCCGGGCCTGAGTACAAGAATGGCGAACCCACTCGCCTTCTTCTGTCCCTCCGAGCCTGGGGTGCATCGTCCAAAGCAGATGCAAGGTCGAAAGCTAAGGCGATCTCAGCGAGGAACAAGAAGTGAGGCCAGTTTCCGTCGGTGTAAATCCAACAGCGGCAACGCTAACAACCGTTTATACGGTTCCGACGGGTTACTACGCCAAGTTCACGGTGATGTATATCCACAACACTGGTGGATCGACAAAGCACATCACGGTGCAGTGGATTGACTCCAGCGCAAGTGCCACTTACGACATTCTGACAGAGTACACCTTATCAGCTAAGAACTACTTGCAGTTCGATGGCAATGCGTACATTGTGTTGGAAGAAGGTGATTCGATCAAGATTACGACTGAATCTGGCAGTACGTTTAGCTTCATCGCCACCTTTGAAGAAACAGGATTGACACGGCAATGACCTACCTAGAACTCATCAATGATGTGCTGATTAGGCTGCGGGAGACTACCGTATCTACCAGCACGGAAACGACCTACTCAACTCTGATTGGAAAGTTCGTCAACGATGCCAAGCGCCAGATTGAGGATTCTTACGCCTGGAACGTATTGGGACAGACTCTGACGTTCAACACCGTTGGCGGTACTTACATCTACTCGATGACTGGTGCTGGTCAGAAGTTTCAGGTGATGGACGCACTCAATGTAACGTCTAATGTTGGCTTGCGGAACATCAGTTTTGTGGAGATGAACCGTCTGCAAAACTTCTCAACTCCGCTTTCTGGGATTCCAGAGGCTTACACATTTGATGGTGTTGATGGCAATGGCGACACTAAAGTAGTTCTGTTTGGTCGGCCAGATGGTGTCTACACAATGAACTTCAGCCTGACAGTGCCACAGGCTACTCTGTCGTCGGACAGTACATCTGTACTGGTTCCAGACGTTCTGGTGGTACAGAATGCCTATGCTCGTGCCCTGGTGGAGCGCGGGGAAGATGGTGGGTTAGCTTCATCGGAGGCTTACCAGCTTTATAGAGCCATGCTAGCAGATTACATCGCTCTTGAAAGCACTCGTTACCCTGAGAACCAAGAATTTGTTGCGATATGAGTGAGCCGCTTCAGATTGCCAGCATTTCAGCCCCAGGCTTTTTCGGGTTGAACACGCAAGACTCGCCTCTTGATCTGGCGGCTGGCTTTGCTCTTGTTGCGACGAACTGCATCATCGACCAGTATGGCCGCATCGGCTCTCGCAAGGGCTGGTCTAAGGTCAATAGCTCTTCTGGCAATCTTGGGGCTAATCCTGTTGGTGTGATCCATGAGCTTGTTCAGTCTGACGGCACACTGACTGTATTGTTCGCAGGCAATAACAAGCTGTTTAAGCTCGATGGAGCTAATGCTGTCGTGGAATTGACCTACGGGGGGGGTGGGACGGCTCCTACGATCACTGCTAACAACTGGTCGTGCGCTTCCCTCAATGGCATCACCTATTTCTTCCAAACGGGCCATGATCCGCTGATCTATGACCCCGCTGTTAGCACTACGACCTATCGTCGTGTGAGTGAGAAAACAGGCTATGTCGCTACGGTGCCAAGCGCCAACATCGCTTTGTCAGCTTTTGGTAGGCTGTGGGTAGCCAATACATCCACAGTCAAGAACACGGTCTATTTTTCTGATCTGCTGGCAGGCCATGTGTGGTCTACTGGCACTGCTGGCTCTCTCAATGTGGACAGGATCTGGCCAAACGGCCCTGATGAGATCCAAGGCCTTGCTGCTCACAACGGCTTCCTGATCATCTTTGGCAAACGGCAGATCCTGGTCTATCAAAATGCCACTACGCCCTCTACGATGAGCCTGAGCGACACTGTAGGCGGGATTGGATGTATCGCACGGGATACGATTCAGACCACGGGCAAAGATGTGCTGTTTTTGTCCAACTCTGGTGTCAGGTCGTTTGCCAGGACTATCATTGAGAAGTCTGCACCGCTTGGCGACTTGTCTAAGAATGTCAGGAACGACCTCATAACGATCATCAATGGAGAGACACTTGCGAACATCAAGTCTGTCTATTCTGAAAAAGATGCGTTCTATTTGCTGACGTTCCCATCTGTGAAGGGTGTGTACTGTTTTGATACGCGCCAACAGCTTCAAGACGGATCGTTTAGGGTCACATCATGGGACTCGATAGAGCCTACGGCATTGCTTGCCAGGAGAAACGGCGATATTTTGGTTGGCAAGACTGGCTACATCGGTAAGTACGATGCCTACTTGGATGATACGACATCATATCGAATGATGTACTACACCAACTATGCCGATCTCAATGAGCAGACTGTTACGTCTATCCTGAAAAAAATCAAAGTTACAGTGATCGGCGGGACTAACCAATTTGTCACTGTAAAATGGTCTTTTGACTTTACATCTGCATATCAATCAGCAAATGTATTGATACCGACACAAGGCATTTCAGAATACAACATTGGTGAATACAATATTGCTCAATACTCTAACGGCATTCTTATTCAAGAATTGAGTTGTCCAACATCTGGATCTGGTAAATTTGTACAGAGTGGATATGAAGCAACGATCAATGGATCTGCTTTGTCCATCCAGAAAATTGAGATCCAATCGAAAAATGGGAAATTGGCATGAGCAACTACACCAAAAGCACCAACTTTGCGACTAAAGACGCTCTTCCTTCTGGCAATCCACTCAAGATTGTCAAAGGTACTGAGATTGACACTGAGTACAACAACATTGCGATTGCCATTGCGACGAAGGCTGATCTAGCATCACCCACGTTCACTGGCACTGTTACTACAGCAGCATTGACGGCCACTGGTGCGTTTACTGGCACTTCTATATCTGGCACTTCGCTGACTGCATCAGCAGACTCCAGCTTTACCTCAACTGGTGCCGTGTTGTTGTCTAAGGGTTCTACGGCACAGCGCCCTGGTTCTCCAACTTCTGGCCAAGTTCGCTTCAATACGACTAACACGGAGTTTGAAGGATACAACGGTACTGCGTGGGGAGCAATTGGTGGCGGGGGAGCTTCTGGTGGCGGTGGAGATGATGTTTTTTATGAGAACTCACAGACTGTGAAAATTGAGTACTCGATCTCTGCCAACAAGAACGCAATGTCTACTGGGCCGATCACCGTGGCCTCAAGTTTTGAAGGCACTGGGGCTATTTCTGGAACTACACTCACCATTAGTGGAAGCACTGGCGGTGGTGTGTTGGTCATTGGATCACTTATTAGTGGAACTGGAGTGACTGCTGGTACGGTTGTCACTGGATTTGGCACTGGAACGGGGACAACTGGAACTTATGTTGTCTCGCCATCTCAAACAGTTTCTTCTACCACTATCACAACCACTGTCGCAGTCACAGTACCAACTGGCTCGCGTTGGGTAATCATTTGAAAGGACAGACATGGCCTCTTTAGTTCTCTCTGGCGACACTTCAGGAGCGATCACTGTCTCGGCTCCTGCTGTCTCTGGATCAAACACGCAGACGCTAGTGGCAGTTACTGGGACGCTAGCACCAATTGTCGCTGCTACCGCTCAAGCATCGACCTCTGGCACCAGCATTGACTTCACCGGCATTCCGTCGTGGGTGCGACGCATCACGGTGATGTTTGGAGCCGTTAGTACAAGTGGTTCCAGTAACTTTTTGATACAACTTGGTGATGCTGGTGGCATTGAGACTACTGGATACGATTCTAGCGCCGAATATGGGGGCACTGCCGCTGCGTCAAGTTCTGGAGCGATTGTCAGAAACATAGGTGCGTCTGACAACAACATTGGATCAGTGGTTTTTTCGCTACTGGGTAGCAATCGGTGGATTGGTTTTGGCGTAATTCGTCCCATAGTCGCTGGCGGTACGGGTGGAGTGTGTGCGTCTAGTAAAACACTTTCTGACACCCTTGATCGCGTTCGCATCACTACGGTCAACGGCACTGACACCTTTGATGCCGGTTCCATCAACATCCTTTATGAGTGAGAACTAATCATGGCTGGAACAGTAATCGCAGATCAATTAGAAGCGGCTAGCACTAGCACCCTAGTCCTCAAGAATGGCGTTTCCGGTACGCCTCCAACGGTTCAGGACAGTGCTGGCACTCAGATCGGAACTTTCTGCCGTGCCTGGGTGAACTTTAATGGCACGGGTACGGTTGCAATTCGTGCTTCGTTCAACGTGACGAGCATCACGGATAACGGTACGGGTGACTACACGGTGAACTTCACGACGGCGATGCCTGATGCGAACTACGCCGTAGTTGCAACGGCTATTGATTCCGGTAGTACAAACGCTCGACTAGTCAACTCTATCAACACCGCAGCATCTGGCAGTTATCGCTTCACAACCGGCTATGTATCTGGAACTGGAGGCCAAGGGACGGTATTTGATGTTGCCAACGTGTCAGTAGCCATCTTCCGTTAAGGACCAACCATGAACCAACGCATCATCTACCCCAACGACGATGGCAGTGTGTCCGTCATCATCCCAGCAGATTGCGGATTGAGCATCGAACAAATTGCAGCCAAGGACGTTCCAGCAGGCAAGCCATTCAAGATCATTGAGGCTTCTGACATTCCGTCTGATCGCACATTCCGTGCTGCATGGACTGCTGACTTTTCAGAGGTGACTGCATGATTACTATTGACTTTGCAAAGGCACAAGCCATCACGAAGGATAGGTTGAGGGCTGAACGTGCGCCGTTGCTGGTTGCTCAAGATGTTGCGTTTCAACGCGCTCTTGAGGCTAGTGGAGACACATCGGCTATCGTGGCTGAAAAACAGCGTCTGCGAGACATCACGAATCTGGTAGACGGATGCACAACTTTGGATGAACTCAAGGGGCTGTCATGTCAGTTGTAATCAATGGTAGTGCTGGTGTAACGACCAACAGCGGGGC